ATGGCAACTCGTAAGGCGATTACGCTGGTAAGTGGTTTATTCCAGGAAGTAAATACTCCTACGGATAAATTAGACTTCGCTGGTAATACTACAGCCGACCTTGGAGAGAATACTAATTTATACTTTACAAATGCTAGAGCCAGAGGAGCTGTTTCAGTAACTGATGCTGGAGGGCTTGGGAGTCTTGCATATAATAGTTCAACTGGAGTAATAACTTATACAGGTCCAGCTAATTCAGATGTAACAGGAACATTAAGTGTGGCCTCCGGATCTGGTCTAACTTATAACTCTGGAACTGGAGAGTTTGGAACCAGTGCAATACCTAACTCTCAGCTAGCAAATGATGACGTAACTATTGGAAGCACTGCAGTTGCACTTGGTGCCACAGCTTCAACGATTGCTGGGCTCACTTCTTTAGCATCTACAACTTTAATATCCGGTGTTGCGGATGCAGCCAACGCTATATCAATAGCCAGTGGAAATATTACATTTGAAGGCTCTACAGCTGATGCAAATGAAACTATATTAACTGCTGCTGATGCAACTGGAGGAGATAAAACTCTTACGTTACCGAATGAAACAGGAACTATATTATCAACTGCATCTTCAATTGCTAACAGTAATTTAGCTAACTCAGCTGTAACAATTGGAAGTACAAGTGTTTCTTTAGGAGCAACAGCTGGAACTATAGCTGGCTTAACATCTTTAGCTTCAGGAACTTTGATAGCAGGAGTAGAAGATGCAGCCAATGCCATTGAGATTGGAAGTGGAAATATTACATTTGAAGGCTCTACAGCTGATGCGAATGAGATAATACTTACAGCAGCCGATGCTTCCGGTTCAGATAAAACAATAACTTTACCAAATGCCACAGGTACAGTTGCATTGTTAAATACACTAAGTGTTGCTTCTGGATCAGGTCTAACTTACAATTCGGGTACAGGAGAGTTTAGTACTAATGCTATCCCTAACTCAAAACTGGCTAATAGTTCTATTACTATTGGGGGCACTGGCGTTGCCCTGGGTGGTAGTATTACGACATTTTCTGGTTTATCTTCCATAACATCTGATGCTGTAGTAACTAAAACTGGTGGTTTTAGAGTAATAGACAGTACAGATAACACAAAACAAGTTGCTTTCGATGCTTCCGCTGTTTCTGGAAGCACAACTAGAACACTAGCGGTTCCAGATGCTAGTGATACTTTAACTTTATTAGCAGCTACTCAGACATTAACAAATAAAACCATTGCTTTAGGAAGTAACACAATCACTGGAGCATTAGCCAACGGTATAACAGCAACAACTCAATCTGCTAGTGATAACTCAACCAAGGTGGCAACAACAGCCTATGTAGATAATCAAGTGACGGCAGGAGCTGTAAATGAGTTTGGAGATAATGTTTTCAGAGTAAAAGATAATTCAGATGCTTCTAAAAAATTAGCGTTTGAATGTTCTGGTATTTCGGGTAGTACAACTCGAACTATGACTGTCCCTAATACGGATGGAACAATAAGCACTGAAAGTTTTGCTACTGCAATAGCAGTGGCTTTAGGATAGTATTATGGCAACCCAAGTACAATTTAGAAGAGGAACAACAGGTCAGCACACTGCTTTTACAGGAGCAGTTGGTGAAGTAACTGTAGATACGGAAAAGAAAACAGTCTGCATACATGATGCAAGCACAGCAGGTGGTTTTCCTTTATTAAAAGAAAGTGGTGAAAACTCCGCATTAGCATTAGGATCATTGTCTAGTTGTGCTCTTAAATTTGCAGGAGATATCGACACAGGGATAATGAGCACTGGACCAGACCAGATACAGCTGGTTACTGGTGGAGTTGCAAGGCTTACAATAGATTCAACAGGTGCAGTTTCAATTCCAAATAATGTAACAGTGACTAATCTCACTGTAACTGGAACTTCAGTCATTCAAGATCAACTCGCTCTCATACTTGCTTTAGGATAATATGGCAAATACCTTTAAAATAGATACTAAATCTTCGGTTAGTAATGCCGGTACAGGCAGCTCTTCAACTAATGTTCTTACTGCAGGAGGTTCCGCAACATTAGTTCTATTAAGTTGTCTTATATCGAATAAAACAGGATCTAGTGCGAACGTAGATGTATTTTTAGTAACAAACTCAGGAGATGATGTTTTCTTAATTAAAAATGCACCAGTTCCTGCAGGGTCATCATTAGAAATAATCAGTGGATCAAAGATAATAATGGAGTCAAGTGATGTCCTGCGAATAAATGCAGGTACAGCCAGTGCATTAGATGCAGCTGTCAGCTACTTAGAACAGACTTAAGGAGGTATAACAAATGGCTCTTAATACAGTAAGTTCAGATAGGCTATCTACAAACGTAAAAGCTTCAAACCTTAATTCAGGATTTGGACAGTTAGGTAATCGTAATTTAATAATTAATGGAGCTATGCAAGTGGCTCAACGGGGAACAAGTTTTACCGCAACTGGTAATGAATATACAGTTGATAGATTTAGCCATCATACTGGTAGTAGTTTTAATTTTGACACAACAACTACTCAAAGCTCTGATGCTCCAGATAATTTTGCAAAAGCAATAAAGATAACACCTGATTCTGTAGTTACACCATCAGCAACCCAAAATGGACTTTTCGCTTATTCTGTAGAGGGTCAAGATGTTCAACATTTTGATTATGGTACATCAAGTCCACAAAAGATAACATTATCTTTTTATGCAAAATCAGCCTCACAAAATAATAATCATCAATATTCTATTCAGATAAGAAAAGTTGATACTGCTGGAAATGTTAAACATGTACTTCAACCTTTTACTGTTACTTCGTCTTATCAAAGATTTACATTTACTTTTGATGGTGACACCGCATCAGATATTGTAGATGGTAACGGACTAGGGCTTGAATTAGATTTTATTCTAGTCGCTGGATCAAGTGACTTAGAATCAGCAACATCAACTTGGGTAACGAGTGGAGGATTTAGAGCAGTAACAGGTCAGTCCAATTTTATGGATAATACAAGTAATGAATTTTTTCTTACAGGAGTTCAATTAGAAGTAGGCAGTGTGGCAACAGATTTCGAGCATAGGTCATTTACTGATCAATATTTAAAATGTGCTAGATATTTTCAAAGACTTGGTGGAACCAGAAAATATTTTGTAGGAAGAACATCTAATAATAATGGACTTCATGCTTCACCTTCTTGCCCAGTACCTTTGAGAACTACACCTACTATTACTATGTCTGGTAGTTTTGAATTATTTTCATCAAGTGGTCAGGGATCTTCAAGCGTAACACCAACCATAGACACTTATACTACTGATGATTTTAATAATTGCTTTTTAGGAAATATTTTCTTTGTATTTTCTTCTGGTAGTTACTGTAGTGACGCTAGAGTAGGAACAGTTAGACAAAGTAATACAATTAATTTTGATGCGGAGCTTTAATTATGACTAGATACAAAATTAGAAAATTTATAACAAGCGAAGGAGAGAAAACAGATATTCTTGATCAAGAATCAACCCCAAATATGGCTATTCCGTTTGATGAAGGAAATCGTCATTATCGAGAATATCTTGAATGGGCTAAGACTAATACAGCCGATGTTGATGAACATAAATTAACTTGGGATAATATTAGAGCTACAAGAGATCAAATATTAAGAGATACAGATTGGACAATGACAACTGGAGCTACTGTAGATCAAGCTCAGTGGGCTGCATATAGACAAGTAATAAGAGATATTCCTCAGACTTATAAAGATAAGACTCCTGATGATGTTGTTTGGCCTACACAGCCATCAACAGCTGGTCCTAATACGTAAGTTAGAAGATTACTCCCTGTAAAATAAGAACAGAAAAAGAATATAGTAATTAAATAGTCATGCCATATATTGGAAATGACATCAGGTCAAATGTAGATTACAAAACTATAGATGATATCTCAGGTAGTTTTAATGGTAGCACTACATCTTTTGCCTTACAGGTTGGAGGTGCTGCTCCAGTTCCTTTTCCCAAATACGAGACACAGTTAATAATATCTGTCGGTGGTGTAGTCCAGGAACCAGATTCTACTGGAACAACGGGATTTCGACTATCAGGAACAAATATAGTTTTTAGTTCTGCTCCATCTTCAGGAGAATCATTCTTCGGAGTGCTTCTTGCCAGTGCAGATTATTTAAATGCAGGCGGAACATTTCCTGATGGAACAGTTTCAGTTCCAAGCATTACATTTACGGAGGACACTGACACTGGCTTCTTCAGAGTAAGTTCCGGACAGATAGGTATTGTAGCCAACGGGACAAAAGTTGCTCAGTTCCCATCATCTACAGGAAGTTCAGGTCAGCTCTTATCCACAAATGGAACGGGTGTGCTCTCCTATGTTGATCCACCTGCTTCAGCAACTGGAGGTGGATCTGACAAGGTTTTCTATGAGAACTCACCAACAGTAACAGCAGATTACACAATCGGAACTACATTCGGAGCCACAGCTAATGCCATGAGTGCAGGTCCGATAACAATCAATTCGGGAGTTACCGTTACGGTACCTTCTGGTTCTACTTATACGGTGGTTTAAATTATGAGTCAACTTAAAGTCGACAGCATTATTCCCACAGCTGGTCTTTCAGGTGGTGCTAGTGGTGGAATTATTCAAGTTAAACAAGTAGCAAAAACTGATAC